TTTTTTAATTTAAGAAACTTATCTAAATTGTCAGGATGATCGTCATAAAGATGAACTTTATCATATCCATTTTTATTAATTAAGTCGTGCATAATAGCAGCTTTAGTATCAGCTGATTTACCTTTAATATTACCTGCACGTCTAACATGAATTTTACCAATATCAATTCCATACTTTTTCAAAGAATGAGCAAACTTATCTTTATCATCCATATCTGCTCTTGCAGTCAATATCTCTACATTCTTATTGTGTTTATGAATAGCTTTCATTTTCGCAATCATTTTACGAATAGGTTTAGCTGATTGATTGAATACATCAGATGAATTAAATTCATGAAAATCATAGCTATGCCCAGGAGGTAATTGATGTGAATTAAATTCTTGATTCGTTAAACTTCTAACTCTATTACCATTCTCATCTTTAACATGAACTCTTAACTTATGATGATCATGCGAAAACAATGTTTCGTCCATATCAAATGCATGTAAAGTATTTGATTCAGGATCCATTTTTTCAATAAGATATTCTTTAAAGTTTAACATTTTATTTACCTTTTTCTTTCAAAAGCTTGCGAGCAATTATTCTTACTTTTTTACTTGGATCGCTTTTCAAAGCATTTTGTAATTGAGTTTCAGATATATCCTTGTGTTCCAAAGCAATCATTCGAACTTTTTCAGGTTGATCGTGTTTCAAAGCTTCATCTAAATGAAGAGAATTAATTTTATCATGACGTAAAGCATGCATTTTATTAGTTTCATAAGGAGTATAATTTAATCCTTGTCCAACTTCACTATTATTCATTTCATCTGCTTCTTGTTGTTCTTTAGCAGATGGTCTTTTAGATAAAACATCCATCAAATGACCAGCATTTATTTTTTTATTTAATAATGCTCTTCCTACAATATTAGGATCCTGACCTGTTACAATTTTTGATAGTTGTTTATCATTAAAATCTCCATGTTGTATCGCAGCTGTTTTTACACTATATTCTTTATCGTTAAGAGCTCTATCAAGTTGTTGTGGTGTTAATTTATTATTATTATTCGCGATAGTATTTACTCTTACAAATTTTTCTTTATGAGTTAACAATTTTTCAATTTGATCATCATTTAGTTTAATTTTTTTATTACCTGTTAATAACATTAATGTACCGGCGTCTTTACTTCTTAAAAGTTTATCAATTTGATCTGGTCTTAAATTTCCCTTTGAAGCTACTTGGCCTTTAATATCTGGATCTTTAAGAGCTTCGTCATAATGTTCTGGTTTTGCATTAGGATGTTTTACTGCTGCCATTCGAACAAAACTACTCTTATCTTTCAGTCCTTTATGTATAATTTCGTCGGATACATTGTTTTTTTCATCAAAAGCAGCTTTTCTTTTTTCAGAATCAGAGCTTTTTAATAATGTTTCTGGATCTGCGATATATTTTTTATAATCATCATTATATAATTTTTTATTCTTTTCGTAAATTGTATTTTTATCTACAGGAAAGTTTTTTTCTGACCATTTTCTTACAGCATCACCGAATGCGTCATCAGTTGTTCCATATGTTTTATTTTCTGGTCTAAGGATAACTGGTTTTGTTTTATCTTCTGGTTCAAATGGTTTTAATGCAATTCTTGCCAATGGGCGTTTTGCATCTGGGTCATTAGCATGGGCCAGATAAGCAACATGAGTTCCTTGTTCTACATCTGGTTTTAAATAATGACTATATGAACCAACGTCATTTAATTCGTGTTCTTTATCTTTGTCATCAGATACAAAATATTTTGATGCGATTTGCCCTGTTTTACCCATAGTCATACATGATTTCCAACCTTGATTGGTTGACATACCAGCGACATCATGTGGGTGACGGGAAATAACAATATGTAACCCAGAAGCGTTAGCTTTAGAAGCAGCTCTTTTTGGATCATTATTGAAAGTGTTCATTAATTGTGGAGAAGCGCCAGTTTTACCTAAAACTTTACCAATTTTAACATCTCTACCATATTTGTCTTTGGCTAATCCAGCTCTGTAATCAGAAACTCCATACCCGTTTTGATTTAAATGTTTTTCAACTTCTGGATGTGGTTCTAATGGAGCTTCTGGCGTTTTCATAGGAATTGATATTTTATCTTGCCCAGGAGGAATAACATGAGCAGATATATCAGCAGCTCTAGCGCCGCCATTCCAAGAATCAACAACATTTTTCTGATCGTCATTGAGTTCTTCAGTTATATTACCGTAGCTTGTTGGTTCGGCTAATTCAGTGATAAATTGTTTAAATGATTTCATCGGTATTTCCTGTTGGCTTATTTAATTATATTTATATTTCACCAAAATGAAAAGGCGAGCCTTTTCAGACTCGCCTTAAACGATAAAATACGGTTGGGTGGAACCCCACCATTTGCTCCCAACTATTCCGTGTCTCCTATGGACTCGTGCCTCTTGCGACATAGCGCAATACATATTTTATTCGTGTAAATTATTTAGTTAGAGGTGACAAGTTTTTTACAAGTTTTTTAGTTTTTTTACTAAAAAAATGTGGAGTATACCCATCAAAACCACCACCAAGGTTTAAATGTCTCAGAAATTGTTTAGCTTCTTCATAAACATTAAAACTGTTAATCACTTGATTCGTTTTAGTTTCCAATACATCAAAACATATAGATCTGCTAACAATTTTGTAATTCATTTTACTTGAACCCCTCGAACATAGATTTGTTGAATTTACTCTTAGGTTTATTACGTTCAAAATCTTCCTGACCGAATTTTGTATTGTCCATAACAGGTCCATCTAATAAATCCTCTTGGGCTGATTGTTCTACATCATATAAACGCATTTTGCTCCTATCCACCCCAAGAACAAACCTACGATTAACATTGGGATCGCCGTATCGATTCTTAAGCTGTTGAACCATAATTTGACCCAATTCTTGAAGCTTTTCGTTTGAGACAAGTCCAAACATAAAATCAGCTGTGGCTGGGAGTCCAAAGGATTCCGATGTATCTTCCAAACCCAAGTCGCTGCTCGAATATCCGCTTCGAGTTGTCTGAGTCGCAGAGACGATAGGAACATTGAACTCAACTGCCAACCCTCGTAGCTCTTCTGCGATTGCTTTGATATAGGTATAAGAATTGACGTTGGCTCCATGTTTAATCCTCGATGACATACAGATATTCAAATAATCAATATAGATAATTTCAGGTACAAAGTTTTTCTTTAGTTTCAATTCATTTAATAAGTGACGAAAGTTGGCAGAACCTGCACATGCTGTTGGATATTCTTTAACAATCAATTTACCAGTTGTTTTACTTCTAACACGAGCAATTTTTTTATCATAGGAATCTTTTGGTATAACCTTCAACTCATCAAGTGGAATATCCAAAAGATTGGCATCGATACGTTCAGCAATACGTTCCTCTGCCATTTCAAGAGTTATATAAAGAACATTCAATCCTTTAGTAAGATTAGCCGCTGCGCAATGACACATAAACAAAGATTTACCAACACCAGTGCCAGCCAGGGCAATATTTAATGTTTTTTTAGGCAAACCACCTTGCGTGATTTTGTTGAAATAATCTAAATCGAAAGGTACACGAGTTTCTTTGGTATGATAAAACTCAAATCGACTTTCTGCGTCATCCAAAAAGTCATGCCCAATATGCGTGTCAAACGAAATAGCCAAAGCATCAGAGAGAATTTGAGGTATAGCCCCTTTAGTGGTTTTACCTGTTTTGTCATCAAGTATTTGGATAGATGACATAATGGCATTATAAACTGCACGGTCCTGGCACCACTTTTCTGTTTGATCAAGTAACCATTCTTGTTGAGTTGTTTCGTCTACTTGGATGTTAGTAATGAGTTCTTTGGTTTGTTTAAACGTCTCTTCATTAATTCCTTCTTTATTCGTCAGGTCGATAACAAGAGCTTCTTTAGAAGGAAATGTATTATACTTATTTACATATTCGGTGATGAGTTTGAAAATTAATTTATCTTGGTAATCCGTGAAATAATCATCTTTAAGAAAAGGAATGACCTTACGACCATACCCTTCATCGAATACCAAATGCGCCAAAATTGTATTTTCAATTGCCATCCATCACCCCCAGATTCATTCTTACTATCACTATAGTCGTATTTACAACTACTCGGGCGTTTCATCATCATCATCAGTCTCCATAATTGCACCCATAGACATCTTATATTTACTTTCAATATGTTTGGCAAAGTCAGTTGTTTGGAACATATTCATCCAAAATTCTTTATTGTCAACAATATCACCAGCGCGCATTGATGGCTGCTTAACTTCACCAGTTTCTCTATCTACGGTAGCATACCATCCATTTTTTGGCTTAACAATGTAACCACCGTCAAGAGCAACATCTAGAAGACCAGACCAACGATTGATTCCCCCCTCAAAAGAAACTGTAATAGGGATTTTAGATTTTTCTCTAACATATCTTGACTTCTCCACATTGATTACGAAATGATAACCATTAATACCATCAGCATCCTTATCTTGTTGACGTCCAAGAATCCAAATAGCATCAGATGAATAATATGAACCAGTACCACCGCCAACAATATCTTTGGGGAACATACCAATTTCCTTATACGTATGATTAACAACCACCATAGGAATATCCTTGAGAGTCAAGTGTGGTGTAATCATACGGAATAATGACTTCATCTGCTTTGCTCTAGACATATCAGCAACTGACTTACCATCAAGAGCATCATCTACTTCTTTCTTTGAAGCTAAGTTACCAATCGAGTCAATAACAATCATAACATGATCATCACGTGTCAATTCTTTCATCTGCTTCATAATATCAAACTTCAGTTCTTCAACATCAGTAATAGGAGTATGCACAACAGAATCAAAAGGTATATTAAATGTATTGAAGTAAGACTGAGGAGTACCAAACTCAGAATCGTAAAAAAGAACAATGCCATCTTTATACTTCTTTAAAAAAGCTGATGCCATCAACAAAGCAAAACCAGTTTTGAAATGCTTTGATGGACCAGCCAACATAGTTAAACCTGGAGTGAGACCACCTTCAACCGAACCAGATAATGCAACATTGATCATCGGCACAGAAGTAGTGATCATATCTTTTTTTGTAAAAATCTTACTGTCTGTAAGTGTGGAAGTCATCTCAATTGTACTATTCTTAATAAGTTTATCTTTCAACGACATTTTTTTCTCCTAACACTTCATTATCAATTTTAAGTATACTATATTCCTTGAGATTTGTCAACCTTTTTTTCTCGCTTACATTACAAAATTATCTATTTTGTTAATGAACTTTTGAATCTTTTCTGCACGATCAGGCCAAAGGATATAAGTTTTTTCTGGATCTTTAGCTAAGTTAATTAGAAGAGGCATAATCATATTACGTAGTCCATGTAGCTTATCCTGTGCTTGAGCAGCTGTCTCTTCCATTTTTTTGGCAGTTTGCTGAACAACCTTAGATTGCTCCTCAACCTTTTTCTTTAGCGTTTCTTCATGGGCTTTCAGCTCTTGTTCTGAAACAAGACTAAACCCAAAATCATCATCTTCGTTTAGTTTCATGAAAAGAAATCCTCTAATGTTGATCTTTTTTCTACTTCCCAGTTAATAACTGAAGTAATAGACTTCAAAGGTTCAAGAAAACTCTTATCGAATTGAACCTCTCTATCAATATACTTATCTAAATCAAATATCTCGGGTAAATAATCAGATGTAGCGATTACAGTATCTTGTACTGGATTAGGCGATTTAAGATAAACAAACTTAATTTTATCACCATTTTGTATTGGTGGTATGTTTGTAAGCTTATGTTTCTTTAATAGGTGATTGAAAATCAATACACCCTTCACTTGGATTGGAGTTGATTTTTTATAAATGTTACTAGCATCGTGATACTTCTCAAGACCTCTTACTCCACGAGGAAAAGCAACATCTTCAAATGGTAATTCCATAAATTTCATTCTGAAGTCAGCAATAAACTTTTGAAGCTCAGTTTCATCCTTGTTCATTATAATCGTCAAAGCTTGTTTGAGTTTCTCACGACATGCATGTGGAGTTGATGAACGAACAGCTTCAATACCTTGAATTTTCAGCTTTGGTTCTGAATACTGTACTCCTTCAACATTCCATGCATTGAGGATATACATTTTCTTAGCTTTCCAAATACCTTTATTGGCAATAGTTTCACGCTTCATCTGCATCTTCTGCTGATAAGCATTCATCATATTCGCCAGCTCATCATAACATAAGTTGAGATAATTTTGAATTTTAGTTTCACAAAACTTATCAATTGTTTCAACAGCTTTCAACTCATCACTACCTTCTGGAATTAACTTTTCGAAAGTAACATAAATCGAATCTGTATCCGATGCAATAACATAATCAACATCTTTTGTTTGACATATCTTATTCATAAATTCGTTCATCTTCTTTTCGATCCAACGAATAGAAAGCTGACCAGACATAGTGATAGCTTCTGCATTTTTAAAGCTGAACCAACGGAAATAACGATTACCGAGCGCACCGTAAGCTGAGTTTAGTTGAATTTTTTTTGCCATTTGCATGTTGTGATATCTAGCAATTAGCATCTCATCTTCAGGAGATTTTGTTTGCTCATATCGCTTCTTAGCTTCAATCATCTTCTGCTTATATTCGACACGATCGTTGTACATCTTTTCCATCAAAGCAGGAAGAAAACCTTGCTTATCTTTATCGTACATACAACCATTAGCAGCATAACTCAGATCATACATCGATTTGAACTTGCCTTCTAACATCTTATCAATACTTGGCATACCAGAAGCTTTGCCCTTGAATGTCTCTGGGCTGATGTTATACTGCATAATCAAATGAGGATACAGAGAGTTCAAGTCAAAAGATACGACCCATTTGTTAATACCAATACGTGGTTCTTTAACATAACCACCAACAAGATCGAATGGAGTTTTATCAACTTCAAACTGCGGAATAACAATACGACGATCAAGCAGATAGTTGTGGATAATAACATCCCATGGACGAACAGTTGTCATTGTATCAACATAATTAACTTTCGCATCATAGGCAAGAGCCATTACTTGTTCAATAAATTTTAATTTAGCATCTAGCTTATCAACAAGCACACAGTCATGAATATTATACTCAATAAACTTTTGGAAATTATTTTTATATAATCCAAGCAAAGATCCATATTCAGAATAATCAATTTTCTTTTCGCCGAGTTCTACTTGAGCAATATAATCTAGCTTGTAACTCTCCTGATTACCAAAAGTAAACTTGCGATACAGTTGATAATAATCAAGAACAGATATTCCTGCAGGCGCAAATGTTTGGTTCTGTTTGCCTTTAAATTCAATTTCTCT